TCCTGGCCCAAGCGACAGCTCGCGAGATGCACGAACGGCGCCGGTTGCGCCGCGTGCTGTTCCGCGAATGGTTGCGGTCCAACTTCAAGACATATGCCGTCCAAGTGGCCCTGGTCGGGGGCGCATGCGCGGTGGGTTGGCAAGCGGCGCCAGTCGTGGCGAGTGCGATGGTGGTGGGGGCCAAGCGCCTCTACAACTACGCTATCTCGCCCGCGAGCGTGCCGGTCGAGGAGTTCTTTTGACTCCTCGGAGCCAGGCGTGAGGGCGAGTATTGGTCGCCGCCCGTCCAAGCGCTTGGTTTTCCCAACCTACCTGGCGACCCGCTGTTTCTGGAGTGCAACGTAACAACGGATACGTTGTGCTTGCGCAACAAACCTGAAGGCCAAGAAGGTGACCACGTGACGATCGTCAGTAAGCCGTGGGCTAAGACGTGTTGGTCGGATGGCACCGTTGGCGCTCGCCTCGTTGGGTTGGCGTGCAGGTGGGCTTTGGTGGCGAGACAGTGCTACTGCAACGCGCTCCGCGCTATGAAATTGCGCCATGGAGTCAAGCAGAGAGCCATTATCGCTTCTTTTGAACACTTTCGCGCCTACAGCGAGGCAATCGCTAATGAGAGTGTGGCTCAGTACGCACAAGAGCCGACTCTCGAGCGCAGCGTCTGGGCTGCGCGTTGGCCGGAGGCGAAGAGGCGCGCGTTTATAGCGTCAGAAACGGCGGACCCGATCATGCTCGGATATGTCAAGACGATGGTGAAGCGCGAGGTGTATAGCACAGACATTAGTCGTGCTCGGTTGATACAAGCGAATCGCAATTTGGCGACTCAGTCATTGACCGCACCTCAGATTGCTGCTTTGCAGAAGGCTGTGTTCCACGCCTTACGTGACATGGAACTTAGCCCAGGAATTTTCGTCACAGTCGCATGTGGTCTGAATGCCTCAGATATTGCGAAATGGCTCGAGGAGTCTATCGCTTGGGGCTCCACGACCTATTACGAAAGTGATGGGAAGAACTGGGATGGCTGTATGCAAGCGCAGCATTTTGAAGCGCGCTTTGAGTTGATAGACCGGTTCGACCCTGCTCTGACGCGCCTCCTAAGGCAGGCTTTTTCGGTCAAAGGTTTTGGTAGGTTTAAGGAGGGTATCTTCGCCTACAAAATCGTTGGTACCGTGAAGTCAGGGCACAACGACACGACGTTTGGCAATACGATCATACGGTTGTACATCGCCGTTGACGTGTTTCGTCGACTCGGAGTTGAAGCTCGTATCATCGTCGCGGGAGACGACATGTTCGTGTGTGTTCGTGGTGATTTCGACTATTCTGCGGCCGTTCGACTTGAAGGAGAGTATGGGATTGTGCCCGAAGCTCGCAAGCTCTATAACCCGTATTCGGGATCGTTTATCTCCGGGTACTGGGTGACAGACGGTGTGACTGTTGGGTTTTTACCCAAGCTTGGGAGGTTGTTGGCTCGTTTGTGGTGGACCGTGAATCCACCTAGCCGGAAGCAACTCGCTGCTTACCAACGTGGTGTCGCGCGCGGACTTGCGGGGGTGTTGAAAGACGTCCCCGTTGCGCGCGAGTTCGTGCTCAAGTTTGATACGGCCGGATCGGCCGTGTTCGGCAAGAACCACCGTGAGTATCGCGGTGTGTCGTTCACCTTCGGTGAAGGTATCATTGAGCACGTTGCACGTAGGTATGATGCGTCTATCGCCGACGTCGTGAGTTGTGCAGGCTGGCTTGCGCGCGTCCCGCCTAAGACGGGTTTTCTCTTCCACCCGCTATTGCAGCGGATGGTTGAGTATGACTTGGCTGGGCTACCGGAGCGTGTTTTGCCATTCGAGTGACCTTCGGGCCTCCACAAGAATTCTTGTCTCGTGGAGGATGTCTCGTATGATTCCAGAAGTCGAGAGACGCCTGACGCGCTTCGGCGTGTCGGGTGTAGGCCGAGATTGGGTCATGAGAGCTTTGCACCCGGCAGGAGCAGAGTTGCCCTGTCCGGGAATACCGGATGAATCTGCGGTCGCAGTGATGCGTCCGCAGTACCGAGCGGAA